ATCAATCTGCATTCCGTCAAGGATAAAGTCGGGAGTGGGTACCCTCTGCGGAGATGTGACACGGGGGACCAGCTCGATCCGCCCGCCGTTGGCCTTCACCCACTCCTTTGCAAAGTCCCATTCCTTTGACATTTTGGAGAAAGAAACGCCCCTGTCGCCGGTGTTGTAGGTTTTCCCGTTTATTGTGAAATTTCCGCTCACCTTGCGCACTCTGCTGATGTAGTGGCTCCGTTTTCGCTGGTAATACTTCGTTGCGTCGATAAACTTCTCGCCGCGCTCTCTTGCGGCAAGCCGAAGCCGGGCATATGTGGAATCGCCTATCATCTCGGCCTCAATGGCCTGAACTCTTTCGATGACCAGATCGCGTTCGCTCTCGTAGGACTTCTTTGTCCATACGTCTTGGTAATGCCCTTTGCCTGTCGAAACGGTCACGATGCAGGTACAGTTCTGATGCCTCCGGAATACGTCCGCCGGATATTCCCCGGCCGAATAGTCCCATGTCCCGATGAGGCTGTCGCACCAGTCGCAGCATCTTCCGATGGATTTTCTGGTAATAACGCTCCTTGCGCCGCTCAGCCCGGCGGCCCGCGCATTGTCCTCGACAAAGCTGTCGTAAAACCCCGAAGAGATATTTTCGATAGCAGAGCGCACAAAAGAGAGGTAATCACTGACCATCCGCTTCTTCCTCCGCGTAAACCTCCACGATCTTGTCGATCAGATCCTTCACGCGGTTTTCCGGCCATGGCCCGCGCATCGGCTTGAGTCCGATTCCGTTCCTTTTGTTTTCCGCCGCCAGCACGGCGGCGGCCGCGTCGTTGACCCGCCGATGGACCTCCGTCAGCAGCGGCCGGATCGTCCGGTCCGCGATATTCCAGTAGAGCTTCCCGTCCGGGAGGCTCTCTTTTTTCAGCGCTCTTGCCAGCGCGCTCCCGGCGTGGGTGCCGAGCCTCCCGGCGTAGACGGAGGCCTCCTCGCTCGTGGCCGTCCCGTCTTTCACCCGGCGGAGGAAGCTCCGGATCCATACGTCGGTGCTTGCGCTGCGGTTGAAATCCCGGGAGATCTGCTCCCACAGCTCCGGCACGGCGTCAGTCATTCTGGCCTCCCCGGATTCCGGTCAGATCGCGGAGCCCGTCCGCGTTGAAAAAGCCGGGGATCGCCTGATTGATCTTGACCGCGCCGTCGCCGATGAGCGACAGCATGGCCGCGTCCGGCTCGAAGATCGGCTCCCAGACGGGCTGCGTCTCCCCGAGGATCGTCCGCCTGTAGGGATAGCTGTCCCGGAGGCACGCCGCCAGGTATCCGGCGTTCAGAAAGCCGCTGCCGAACGTGCGCTGCGCCTTCCGCGCCGTCAGGCGCAGACTCTCATGCGTGCTGCGTATCGCCTCGGCGCTGCTCGGGTTCGCGCTCGGGAAGCCGAGATCGTCAAGCGTCAGCCCGACCTCGCCTCCGAAGAGGGAAGCGAACATGCGCAGCTGCTCAATGTGCGGCTGCATGCTCTGCTGGCTGAACTGCCCGACCGTCGGGCGGTCGCCGCCCTCGTCCTTGGTAAACGTCAGCATGGAGGACATGGCGGCCTTCCAGGTATCCATGGTCTCGGCGTCCGGAGAAAGCCCCGTGATGTACTTCTGCGGGAAGGAGTAGAACTCCGCCGAGATCTCGCCGCGCTTTACCGTGCGTATGGCGCTGTCCACCAGCGACATGCACGCGCGGGAGATCCGGCTGTGTCCGAATGGCCGGACAGCGTCCGGCCGGAAGATGATCGGCGCGAGCAGCGGGTACGGCACGGAGCTTTTGAAGCTCTCCGGCGGCCTTCCCCTCCGGAGGATCTGCGTTTCGCCGGGGACAAAATACGCCTCCGTCACCGCACGCCCGCCCTTTGTCTCGAGAACGGCGTACCCTTCGGTGAGCAGGTTCGTGACGGGGTCAATGATGCCGGTCGCGTGGCCGCCGTCAATCACCTGCATCCGGGGATCGCCGTTCGCCCCGGCACTGATGTAGATAAAGCTGCACGAGGAGATCAGCGCGCCGAGAATGGCCGAGTCGAACAGAATGTCCGGGTTGTTCTGCCGGTAGATCTCGTTCATGCCGAACGTGTCGTTCCGGAATTCCCGGAACGTCATCCGGTCTGCCAGGGAGTCCACGGCCTTGCCGCACCAGCCGAGCGTGGAATTGAGGCACGCAAGCTCCGGCGGCGTGGAAATTCCGAAGTCCCGGACGGAAAATTTCATCTCGTAGTAGCAGTATCGGGTGCGGATTCTGCCTTGTTTTAGGGCAAGTTTGTTGCGGAGAAATCCGATCCCGCGCAGATTTTCACCATTCATATCGCACGTCCTTATTTAACTTTTTGTCTGCGGGCTTCCGCCCGGGAAATTTTCCGTCAACCTCGTGTTTTTTCCCACAGTACGGGCAGGGAGGTCGCCAACCGGGGGTCAGAGGGTGGTATCCCCCCGGTAATTTCCCCAATCGACATGCTGCGGCAAATTTCGGTTGGAAACGCTCGGACCGGCCTGCCAGGGGCGGGGCGGGGCGGCGGTCAGCCTGTCCGACTTCGCGTGATTGCAGCACCAGTGCGTCAGCTGGAGGTTGTCGATATCGCTCGGATGCCCGCCGCGGGAGATGGGAATGATGTGGTCGACGCTCGGCGCCATAGGGTCGGGGTACTTGAGCGACTTATCGACGGGCCGGCCGCATATGCCGCAGACCTCCCCGGCCATAATGACCCGGCGGGCATTTTTGAGATAGGCGGTCCGTGTTTCTCCGACGTGGTCGGCCCTTTGTTTACTGCTCATAAATCCTCCGCGGGCGAAAAAAGAGCCAGAGCCAGCGTGACCGCATCAAAGCGGATCATGCTGGCCCTGGCTCTTAAAGCACTGGCCCTGTTTAAGCACAAGCGGTATATCGTTTTTGCATCGGCGGCAATGGATGTAAACGAGCTCGGCGGTCTCATCCGGGCGGACGAGCTTGAGCCGGCCGTTGCCGCAGATCGGACAGGCAGCCCACCCGTCCTTTACTCTCACGATTCTATCAGATTTCCTGGTCTCCGTCAATGCGATCACACTCTTTATCCTTAAAATAATATGTGTTTCAAGGCAGAAAAAATAAATAAAAAAGGTTCAGCGCGGCGGGCGTCTGCGGCGCGCGGGTCTGGGCGCGGCGGTCTGAGCCTCAATGCGGAACTTGATAACGCGGTAGCTTGCCCACTCGGTCCTTTTGCACTCGTCGATATAGATCCGGCAGCCCTCGGGCGGCGTAAGCTCAAAATCGTCGGGCACGACGGCGGTCTCGATCTCCGGCCGGACGGCGTTGCGCGTGCAGCTCCAGCCGTGCAGTCCGGGGCGGGTCTCATACTCCTGACACTCGCGCAGCTCCTTGGTCATGTAGCGCGCGACGGCGCGGTAATAGTTGTCCGGCTCCTCGGCGTCGTCGCGCTCCCATGCAGGCGGCGGCTCGTGCGGCTCCGGCCGGCCGAGACGGCGGATCTCGATATCGGAGCCGTAGATCCAGCACCGCCGGAGCATGTCAAAGTCTCTGCCGGTGCTGTCGAGCACGATGTGCTGATGCCACCGGCCGGAGACGCTCGTGAGGATCTCCGGCGCCCAGAAGACGACCGGCTCCGGCAGACCGGCGGCGGCGCGCGCGGCTCGCAGCTTCTTGAGGAAGTACTTGAAGCGCGCCTGCGCCTCCTTCCGGCTTTTCGGCATGTGCGCGTCGTCGTGGGTGAGCGTAACGACCAGCGCGCTGCCCGGCGTCGGGAAGTTGGCGCTGAGCATCAGCTCAAGCCTCTGCGCGCTGTAGATCTGATTCATGCGCCGCTGGGCGGCGGAGCTGGCGCGGTGCTTGGCGGCGCGCTGCCGCTCGGAATCGCGCGGACGGCCTCGGTCATAAACCGCGGCGATCTGGATGCCGCCGGCGTCGATATACTTTAATGTTTTGGCCACAGACGTGATCTCCATCAACAGATTTCAGACCGTGGCCCTACAGGCTCTCGTCCTCCGGATGCAAAAAGGACGCGCCCGCAGCGCGTCCAACACTTTTGAATTATCGAAAAAGCCTTGAAAATTCAGGGAAAACTCTTGACGTTTACCCGCTTTCGGTATATAATGATAATCACAGAGGAGGTGAAAAGGTGGGCAAACACGAGAGGCCGAAGAAGCCCGCCAGACAAATCGACTGGCTGACGATCCTGATCGGGATGCTGGCGGACTTAATCACCGGGACGATCCTTCTGATCCTTGCAAAGATCGTGAAGTGATCGCCGGGGAGGCGAGGAGATCGCCTCCCCCTTCTCAAACTAACAGAGGCATGCGGAAAAGTCAAGTCGAAAGGAGTTTGAAAAATGAAAGGCGTATTAACGTTTCTCGGGATTTTCTTCATTTGCGCGGGCCTTGTCAAAGGGATCGCAGCGCTCATCGCGTGGAGGCGCTCGCGCCGTGGGTGAACTGCTGAGCGTAGCGCAGTGGGCGGAGCGCTACGGCAAGGACGAGCGCAACGCCCGGCGGCTGATCGCCGAGGGCCGCCTCGCCGCCGTCCGTATCGGCGGACGCTGGGCGATCGACAGCGACACCCAGCCGCCGCCGGACGCGCGCGTCAAAAGCGGCAAATACAGGGACTGGCGAAAAAAGCCGGTAGGGGAGCCGGAGCGGTAACGCTTCGGCTTTTCCCATCGGAGTGGGGTTCGTTTGAAAAAAGGGCGAGGCCGAGTTGCACGGCCTTCAGTCGGGCAAGAGGAGATCTGCCGCGAGCGAAACGGCAGAAGGAA